TCAATAATCGGTTTACTACTAACAGTGATAGGAAAATAATGAGCTGGTATCCAAAGGTTGCAGGAATACAAGACAACGGATTCGGTGGCTCTCGTAATGGGCAAGCTATCAACGGAGTAGTCATTCACCATGTGGCAGGAACTAATGGCCTGAACTATGTTGCCAACAAGAACTCAAGAAACTCTCACCCGACCTATCACATCTCTAACTCAGGTGCTGTAACAGGAATCGTAAACCCTGAGCGTAGACCTTACTCAACAGGTGGACAGCCCGACCCTAGTGCTGTGACCTTTGAGATTGACAACTCATCTGTCGGTGGCGATTGGCCTGTGTCATCTGCCGCTATCGAGGCTTTGATTGATGTCATTATCTTTCATGCAAGCATCTCTCCAAGAGCTAACCGAGGCTTTGCTAAAAACATCAAGACTCAGGTACAGAGCGAGTTCTTTATTGCTTGGCATCAGCAGTATTCGGCTACCGCTTGCCCAGGGCCATTCATTCTTTCACAGCTTGACTACATCGTTGCCGAGTGCAACAAGAGAGCATCTCAGGCAGTCGCACCTGTCGCACCAGTTATCCCAACCCCACCACCAGCCAGCAACAAGCCAAGACTGTTTAGGTTCTTGAAGCGTGGATCAACAGGCTCTAATGTCAAGTACCTTCAGAGCGTTCTAGGTATCAAAGCTGACGGCATCTTTGGCCCAATCACCGATGCCAGAGTCAGGCAGTTTCAGCGTGAGCAGGGCATCAGGGTAGATGGCGTGGTTGGCTGGGTTACTTGGGGCAGACTTCCATAGATATTGCCCTATAAAGCCCTGTAAGCCTCATAGACGGCCTTTGGGCTTTGGCAAGGGAATCACTTAGGCTAAGCCCTGTAAAGCCCTCTACGAGCCCCACAGCCCCTCAATTTCTGGCTGGATAGCGTTTATTCGGTTGGGTAAACTGATAAGACAAGATGAAAGGCTACAAATGCTAAACCCAACACCTGAAACTCGTAAATGGATTTACGGAGTTATTGCCGCAATCGTTCCACTATTGGTCGCTATCGGTATCTTGTCTGAGGAACTTGCCTCACCGCTACTGAATGTCTTTGCCGCAATCTTGACTGTTACAGGATCAGCTCTTGCTATCCGTAATGTGCCAAGCAACGAGGACTAAGCTCTTAGCTTCTGTCGTTCCTCAGCAGTAGTTCCACCCCAGATGCCTTGCATCCCTGCCGATAACGCATAGTCAAGACACCTCAGCCTTACAGGGCAATCAGCGCAGACTTCTTTTGCTACCTGCACCATTGACTTCCGAGTTGCTGGGTCATGCTCATCCTCTGGGAAAAAGACCTCTGGAACTTGGCTACAATCAACGCCATCATTGTTTCTTATTGCTTCCTGCAACTCAATATATTTGCGTTCAATCTGGCGTAATGTCATACCTAGACCATAGGGTATAGATACGACAAATAGCAAAGCCACGCCGAGAGAGTTAGCGTGGCCTTGCGACAAGGAAAAGAGAGGGAAACCTTGCCAGTAAATAAATTACCAGCCGAAACTAACGAGTTGTTTGATGCAGTCCTACTCGGTGACTTTGCCAACGGCAGTCAAGAGTGGCACGATCTACGCAACGAGCCAGGTGCAGTCGGTGGCTCAGACATCGCAGCTATTACCGGACTAAGTGCTTGGGAATCAGCAATTACCAAGTGGGCTAAAAAGACAGGACAGATACCTGACGAAGTAACACCCAATATGAGTATGAAGCTCGGTACAAAACTTGAAGCACCGATACTCGACTTGTTCGCTGACGAACATCCTGAACTAGAAATCTACGAAACAGGAACATGGGCAAACAAAGAAAACCCTTGGGCTAGGTCTAACCCTGATGGACTTTACAAAACCGCTGATGGTGAGTGGGGGATTGTCGAGGTCAAGTTCTCTAGGGATTACTGGACTGGTGTTCCACAGGCTTACCGAGCGCAGGTGCTTTGGTACATGAGAGTATTCGGTATCAAGCAAGCTAAGTTAGTTGCACTGGCAGGGTCAAGTTACATGGAGTTTGACATCGAGTGGGATGAGTTCGAGGCTGAAACACTTTGGGATGCTGCTGTGAGATTCCGTCAGGCTTGCCTAGATATGAAAATGCCTTACTGGGATGGGAGCAACTCGACACTAGAAACAGTTAGAGCCTTATCGCCTGGTATCTCAGACAGCGAGGTTGACCTTGATGACTTGGGTATGCACTACATCAACTCGGTCACAGACGCTGAGAAGGCTAACGCCAAAATGACAGAGCTAAAGGCTAGAGTTATACAAGCAATGGATGGGGCAAAGCGAGGTCTAATCTACGGAGAGCATCTGCTCAGCCTTAGATCAAGAGCTGGTGGCGCACCCTACCTACATCACGAAAGGGCAAAGTAAATGGCACACTTCAACCTCAATGAATATCAAACTGTTCAAGAACGCATTGACTTATTTTGGAAAAGGTTTCCGGCAGGTCGGTTCAAGCTTGACATTGTTAGTCAGACAGACAATCAAGTCATCATCAAGGCTTCGGTCTGGACAGATAAGAACGACAAGCACCCAACCACAGTTGACTTTGCCGAGGAACGCATTGGCACTTCACCTGTAAACAAAATTAGTCATGTCGAGAACTGTGCGACCTCAGCTTTGGGTAGAGCAATCTCGGCACTCGGTGGTGAGTTTAGTCCTAAAGGAAAAAGACCAAGCCGAGAGGAGATGAACAAGGTTGCAACATATACAAAAGCAACTGCTAAAGACTGGCTCTCAATGGCTGACGCTTTAGGGAGTGACATCGAGGGTTTACGATTGTTGTATAGCGAAGCCAAAACAGGTGGAGCATCAACCGCAACTCTCGACAAGATCAAGGCAATAGCTAATGGACTCACAAGCAAAGAGGATTCTGATAGCAGCGATTCTTGAAACTCAAGAGTGCCTACAAGAACAATTTATGCTAAATGAGTTTGACCTAGTAAGCAACATTTGGCAAGTACAAAGAGAGAGGGCAACAAGACTAAAAAATGGACATTATTACACCAGGCCACATAGTCGAGGAACTACAAAGGCTGACGAAAGAGATGGACAAGGGAGCTAACGCTCTCTACGATGCTGAGTGCAAGCTGGCAGATGCAGACTCGGCTTATGACAGGGCTATTTCACTAGCCTTCATAAACAACTCTGGGACTGTGGCAGACCGACAAGCTGTGGCTAAGTTGCAAGCAGTAGAGGAAAAGCTCAAGGCTGACCTAGCAAGGGCTGAATACAACCGCATCAAGACCAAGATGAAAACCCTGTCAGACCAAGCAACCATGATGGCTGTAATGAGCAAGAATGTCGAACTCCAATGGCGGCATGCCTAGCTGGTAGCCTTATCGAGTGATAGCGGAAACCTGCTCATGTGGGGCAAAATTCAAGACAGACGAACCCAAGCCAGCCACGCTTGTTCGTGAGTGGCGGCGTAATCACACCTGTCAAACCGACAACACCGACAACTCCGACATCGTTGAAGCTGTCAATGGTGGCGTGTCAGAAACCACAATCGCTTTAGGCTTTCAACCTGGAGAGATGCCAGCCAAGATTTACGATCCGTTCGATGACTAAAAAACAATTCCAGAAATACTTAGAGCGTGACTTGGGCTGTTGGCATTGTGGCTCCCAAGGCGATGACCTTATTCCTCACCACCGGCAAAACAGAGGCATGGGTGGCAGCTCAGCTAGAGATGTGCCAAGCAACATCGTCCCCTTATGTGCCGATGCCAACTCAAGGCTAGAGTCCAACGCCGAGTTTGCCGAGCTGGGTCGCAAGCTGGGCTGGAAGCTGAGAAACCATGAGAACCCACTCGAAGTGCCTATCTTTGGGCATGGTGGCTGGTGGCTACTAAATGATGACTTTACAAAAGACCTGCTGGAATCAGACGCAGAATACTTTTAAGGTGCTACTGTAAAGACATAACAGAATAAGAAATGCCGCCTAGAGATCGGAACCCCTAGACGGCGTGGATACCAACAACCAAGCTGTTGGCATCATTACTAAGTGTAGTGTGCCAACCCTAATTTAGGAGGCACATTTAGTGTTTAACTGGACAAATAAATCATTGGCAGAGATTCTGCCTTACTACGCAAACAACATCTTTATGGCTGAGATGGATTACAAAGCCTACGGACTCGATGCCGGTGACTGGGCAATGCTCGTCAAGGAAGCCTTCGAGTCAAAAGTAATCTCACCGACTGTGATGATGGTCATGCTTGACCGAGCGAGTGTCGCATGAGTGGCGTTTACAAAATCTATCGGCATGACTCACAACCCTTTGCTCAGGTTCCTAATAGTGCTATTAGAGATCCAGAGATAAGCCCTAACGCCTTTAGGTTGCTCGCTTACCTTATGAGCCACAAGGAAGGCTACGAGCTGACCTATGGGCAGATTGAGCGGCAGACAACTCTAGGTAGGTATGCCATCAACGAGGCAATCAAGATACTGACCAACAAGGGCTGGCTTAGGACTGAACGAACTAAGAAAGACAACGGACAGTTTGGCCCGACATCGTTTCACATCTTGAACCCTGACGAGCCAGAGCAGGTTGATTCCGTAGCGGATGGCTCCAGCGAGGATGATTCCACTATGGAACAGCCAACGGACATTAAGAATACTAATTACTTAGATAAGACTAAATCTAAAGAAAAACAAAGAGAGAGGCGAGCAAGCAAAATCTCTGATGATTGGAAACCAACACAAAAAATCATTGACGATTATCAAATGAAATACAAAGGACTCAATCACCAGAAAGAGCTAGAGAAGTTCATAAACTATTACCAATCCAAAGACGAGGCTCGAAAGGATTGGGATGCCAGCTATCGTAACTGGCTAATAAACGCTATGGACTATCAAGGAATCAAACCAGAGGATAAAAACAAGCCGCTACCTAAGCTTTTTGTAGGGAGAATCAAATGACACAGTTCGAGCAATCAGTAATCGGTTCGGTCTTGCTGACCAACGGCAAGGCACTTGAGGAACTGACACTCGCACCCAGCGACTTTGATGACATACAGAATGAGCGCATTTACAAAACCATTCTGGAGATGAAGGCTAATCGCCAGCCAATAGATGTTATGACTGTGGGTGCAGCTCTACCAAAACTAGCAAGCTACCTGCACGATGTAGTCACAGCAACCCCAACCGCTGCCTCTGTCAAGTTCTACGCCAGCAAGGTAATCGAGGAAGCCACAAGGCGCAGACTAGCTGTTGCCGGCACAATGATTCACAGCAAGGCTCAGCATGAGGACTTAGCCACAGTCTTTGACACAGCTAAAAAAGAAATTGACAACCTCATAGATCGTAACTCAGCAGTCAAGCCGAGCTATGTTGCTGATGAGCTAATCCCTTACCTTGATGAGATAGACAAACCAAAGCATTACCCTGAAAGCCCTTGGCCTCTACTCAACGACATCATCGCAGGATTCCGACCAGGTGCTTTATACATCATTGGTGCAAGACCTGGTGTTGGTAAGACAATCGTTGGCTTGCAGATTGCTTGGGAACTATCTAAGACTGGCCCTGTATCTTTTCACAGCCTTGAGATGGGCAAGAGTGAACTTTACAACCGCATCATCAGCATGGAAGCTGAGGTCTACATCGGCAACATTGAGAAGGGAACTATCAGGGATCACGATTGGGTAAAGATTGCCAGGGTCAGACAAGACATTCAATCCCACCAGCTCGCCATCCATGACAAGTCAGGTCAGAACCTAATGCAGATACGAGCCTTGGCAAACAGCGTCAAGGGTAACAACGGACTAGAGGCTATTGTTGTTGACTATCTCGGTTTGATACAAGACACCGAAAAAGGACGAAAGCGTTACGAGATGATTACTGACATCTCAATCGGACTCAAGAACCTAGCTAGAGATTTGAATGTGCCGGTCATCGCATTAGCCCAGCTCAACCGAGGCCCTGAGCAGCGCAGAGATTCTGAACCTGACATGGCTGACCTAAGAGATTCAGGTGGTATCGAGCAAGATGCCGATGCTGTTATCTTGCTTCATCGCAAGTCAGTTGACGAGGATCAGTTTGAGTGGCAAAAGAGCCAGATGATAATGAAGGTAGCCAAGAACCGACATGGTGGACTCGGTGAAGTCGCTCTGAGGTTTGAGGGACATCTTTCCAGAGTGGTCGGCTAAGATTATGGCGTGGATGACAATGTTGCTTTGTGCTGTCGGTGTGGCTCTACTTGGAAGGTCAACACCCAAAAGCGTAAGCGTAAAGACCTCAAGTGCCAATCCTGTCGGATGCACCAAGCTCTCGTCATCAAGTATGGATCCGAGAAGTGTATCCCTTGGCAGGGTGAGTTCGACAAGCTCACGCTTACCATTCCACTATTTGACGGCAAGCCAGTCTTGCCAGGCACTAGGTCTTGTGGACACCTTGACTGCACCAACCCCAACCATGTCATAGGTGAACACTAGAGTAAAACAACAAGAGAAAAGGAAACAAGAGATGGCAATAATCAAAGTAAAGGGTGCAATTAGCCGAGTATTTTACGAGGGCAAAGGCATCGAGCTAACAGAATCATTCCAAAGCAAGGCTGGCGAAACGATCAACAAGCGTTACACAGTCTGGCTTGCACAGCCAACCACCTTTGAGGTCGGTGACACCCTTCAGGTCGAGGGACTCTACTCATCCGAGATAGACAACTGGACTAACAAAGAGGGCGAAGCCAAGCAGTCAATCAAGGTCAGCATCAACAACCCAAAGGTAGTTCCAGCAGAGCCACTAACGGCAATCAAGGAAATCTTTGAACCGACACACAGGGAATCACTTCCCTTTTGAGTAATCTCCGTTGGTTAGTCCCAGCCATCACCGCCGGCATACTGATAAACCTCTCTACGCAAACTAAAAGCGTTCTAGGTGGCTTGGGGCTAACCTTCGGTATTCTTTACACCCTTGCTGCCATAATTGGAGCATGGGAACTACATGGCAGAGGTAAGCTTTAGCGTTACCGGCAACCCAGCCAGCCAAGGATCACACGCCATCATGCAGGGCAGAATCGTCCAGGTCAACAGCTCGAAGCATAAGGCTTGGCGTAAGGCAATCGCAGAGGCAGCAACAGAATCGCTACCCGATAACTGGACTCTGATAGATGACCCCTGTGAGCTGGTAGTCAATTTCTATATGCCCAAGCCCAAGACAGTCACTAGACCACTACCCAGCGTTTCCCCTGATCTCGACAAGCTTATTAGGGCAGTCGGTGACAGCCTCACAGGGACAGTCATAACCGATGACTCCCGAATAGTCCGCATCTCAGCTAGGAAGCTCTACGCCGAGGGCATCGAGCCTGGGGCCACAATCAGCGTCAAAACCCTCAACTAGCCCTTTATTCCGACACGCCGATAATTACCAAAATTTGGCAAAATTGCCAGAAAAAGGCAAAAACTGTGCTATTCTCTACTTATGACCAGATAGGTCAGAAAGGGAGTAACAAAATGAACAAGAAAATCCGTTGCATTACCCAGACAGGTTTAGCAGCAAAAAGTCTCAACAATAATTTAGACCTCACAGTAATTTACAAAGTCAGAGGATACGTTGGTGGCTGGTATGCAGTTGCAACTAGCTCATCGACAGCCGATGAATTTGACACCGAGCTAGAAGCAAGGATGGCATAAATGAAAGATTACAAAATAACTTATTTATCAGGGCAATCTGTAATTATTCGAGGAGTAACACTTGAGCAAGTTGCTAAGAAAGCTAAGTCTGATCTTGCTTGGCTAAAAGTTGGTAGACCCTGGATTGGCATCGCATCAGTTACCGAGGTGAAGTGATGGCTAAGTTATTTGTTTACTCACTCTCACTCGTAGTCATCATGCTATCGAGCTTTATCGTGCAGCTAATAGATTCCACACTCGGCCTGATCGTGGGCATAGTCGGAGTCTTGGTTGCCTTCCTAATCACAGTTCAATCGTTCGTAAACGACCTAACAAAGTAAGGAAATAAAAATGCTAAAAGTCCACCTTTACTTCATCTCACTTGCCGTCATCCTTTGGGTGAGCTGGACAATCCAAGAGTTCCATGTCGGACTCGGCTACGGCATCGGCGTAATAGCTATGCTGATTGCCTTTTTTATAATCATCAATGAGCTAACAAAGGAAAGCAGATGAACGAACAACAACTAGCCGAACGCATAATCGCCGAGGCTCAACGCTGGACTGAAAACCAGTTCACGCTCCAAGCCGGTATCCCTGGCATGGACTCAGTTAGTCGCAACGAGGCTAAAGCTCGCATCGAGCTAGTAGAACACATCAAGTCAACCTATAAAGAAATGAGAGCAAATGCCTAACTATAACCCTCAAGAGATTGAGTTTGCAGTAACCGACTTCCAGCCTCACCAATACAACTTCGGTGTTGCCAAGTCAGACGGAATCTACATGGGCAGGATGCTAATGAAAAACGAGGTGCTACAACTCATCAAGGCTGCCTACCCAACACCGACCAAAGCAATCGCTAGGGTTATCGAGATTGTGGACAACATCGAAATCTATGTTGACCCTCAATACAACATCTCATCGAGGTAATCATGCAGACACTTTACACAGAGGGATTCAAGGCTGGCGTTAGATACCAGAGAGAGTCAGTCCTTGACTTTATCCGCATCCACCAAGAGCAGAATGTAGCCATCACAGTCCAAGACATCGCTGAGGAAATAGAAGGTCAGTACCGAATTGACATGGAAGCAAACCTAGCCGAAAGGAAAACACAATGGGGCCAAAAGAAATAGACATCAAGCTGCTTGAGTTTGAGGCTCGCTTGGCGATGATAAACAAAGAGCTGGCTGAGCTTATCAAGACAGCCAAAGACATCGAGTTTAGAGCTAAAGCAATCCTGGGTGAGGTAGAGAAGTGACCGGATTCGATTGGGCTTTACGCATCCGCAGAGGCAGAGAAAGAGCCTTTGCTAAAGGATACGAGCGAGGTGCAAAAGAAATGGCTGAGTATTTCAGCAAGCAAGTGATCTACTCACTACACAAGGATGCAGTCCTAAGCACCACCATAGACATTGACACTCTTGAGCGAGTTGTCGAAATCATTGAGGCGGTGAGGGACATTGGCAAAGCACAGAGCTGAGAGGCAACCTATCAACTGGCGTATCGTTCGAGTTCATTGGGCATACAAGAGGATGCAACTGAAAAGTTTAGTTGTAGCCTTTTTTACAAGAGGGATAAAATGACACACTTCACAAACGCTGATGAGCGTGAAATCTTTGAGGCAATCAACCTGCTAAAGGATGAGAACCTGGTTTGGTCAAGTGACCTAGAAGCAATCAGGCGCAACCTTGCCAGATTATTAGAAAGAATCATGCAAGTCGAGTGGCACTATCTTGAGCCAGAAATCGGGGACTTAGCCCTAAACTTGATAAGAGAAACTGAAAGGGAGAACAATGCTAGAAGGAATGACACCGACACAGAGGAAACCGAGCTGCAAGGTAAGGTCAATCTTGGAATCGTTGGACAGCAAGGATCAAGTAATACTTGTCAATGCTGTAAGTAATGAGTCTTGGAAAGCACCAGCACTAGCTAGAGAACTAACAGCTAGGGGAATCCCAATCAGCGAGAAACCTATTCTTGCTCATAGAAGGAAAGAGTGCAGTTGTGCTAGATAACTTGGAAAGCGCACCAAAGGTAACACCACCGAAAGATTGGCGGCCAGCCGTTGAGTTTGACGGCACACTAGGTGAGGCAACGACTCCACCGACTACCGGCAACCAACCTAACTTTGATGAGTTCCTAATCGAGCAA